CCTGAACCAACCGGTTGGCGTATTCTTATTCTTCCCTATCGCGGCCAAGCCCGCACAGAGGGAGGCATATATCTAACAGAGAAAACCGTAGAACGGCAACAAATAGCCACGGTCCTTGGTTATGTGTTAAAAATAGGTGAACTCGCTTATCAAGACGAAAACAAATTTCCAACAGGTCCTTGGTGTGAAGCCGGGGATTGGGTTTTGTTCGGACGATATGCTGGCTCTCGCTTTGAAATAGAAGGCGGAGAAGTCAAAATATTGAACGATGACGAAATCATTGCGAAAGTAACCGACCCAGAAGCAATTCTGCATAATTATTAACATGAGGATTAAATCATGCCAGCACAAGAACTAACACAAACAGATGAAGAAAAAATGGTGGACCTGGATGTTTCCGGCCCTGCCGTCGACGTCGAACTACCACAAGAAGGAGCCATAATAACCGAAGTCGAACAAGAAACGGTTAAGGAAGAACAAATACCCCAAGTAAAGGTCATAGAGGTAGAGCAAGAAAAATCCGATGAGCTTGAAAGCTACAGTAAAAGCGTTAAAACCCGGATTAACAAACTAACCGGGAAACTAAGAGAGGCTGAACGAAGAGAGAAAGCCGCTACAGAGTATGCGCAAAACGTAAAAACAGAGAACACGAAACTAAGAACAAGAAATTCTGCGCTGGATGGAAATTATATTGTGGAGTTTGCCAACAGGATCACCACAGAAACAGAAGCCGCAAAAGCAGCGCTTAAAGCAGCAACTGAAATGGACGATGTTGAAAACCAAGTTGAGGCACAACAAAAACTAGCACGATTAGCCGTTGAGGCCCAAAACCTTAAGGCTATGAATGCACAAAGAAAACAGAGCCGAGCTATATCCGAAGCCACTAAAAAAGGGTTAATTAATACCCCTGTAGATACGGCCTCTGTCCCTACAGCCCCTACGCCACCTGATCCAAAAGCGGAAGCATGGGCAGAAAAAAATAACTGGTTTGGTAGTGATACGGCTATGACCATGACCAGTTTTGTAATTCATCGACAGCTCACTGAAGAAGAAGGGTTTGACGCAAGCGAAGATCAGTACTATGATGAGATAGATAAACGAATGAGAGATGAGTTTCCACATAAGTTTAATGGAGGCTCTAATCTACAAGACAACCGTCCCGCTCAAACGGTCGCATCTGCAACACGCAGCGCGAAAAAAGGGCGCGGTAAGACCACTGTGAGACTCACACCATCACAGGTTGCAATCGCCAAAAAATTAGGTGTGCCACTAGAAGAGTACGCAAAATACGTGAAGGAGTAAAAAATGGATAAAACCACAACAGACGTAAAAGAAACAACTCGAGCTTCACGCGAGACCGATACCCGAGAAAAAAAATCTCGGCGTAGACCTTGGTCTCCACCATCCGCACTGGATGCACCCCCAGCCCCTGAAGGTTATCGACATAGATGGGTAAGAACAGAGGTCCGCGGACAATCTGACACAAAAAACATGTCAGCAAGACTCCGTGAAGGATACGAACCTGTGAGAGCAGACGAATATCCGGACTTTGAAGCTCCCACCATTGAAGACGGCAAACACGCAGGATGTATTGGGGTAGGAGGGCTGATATTAGCTCGTATACCTGAAGAAACCGTAAAAGAACGGCAACACCATTTCGATTCAAGAACTGAAGGACAAATGGACGCTGTTGATAACGACTACTTTAGAGACGGCTCGCATCCCTCCATGTCGGTTTCAAAACCAAATCGACAAACTCGTGTAACTTTGGGCGGTAAGAGAGCAGTTGACGACAACTAATCTTTTATCGGTAATATTAATAATTCATCGTTATTTAGGAGACTAAATAAATGGCTAACGTAGATAAAGCCTTCGGGCTTCGTCCGTACAAAGGTCTTAATGTTGGTTCGGCTGTACAAGAAGCAAACAAATACAATATTGCACCCGCTGGATATGATACAAGCATCTTTCAAGGTGACTTGTGCATATTCGCAGGTGGTTATATCAACAGGGCAGCAGCTAGTTCTGCTAACATTGTTGGCGTATTTTCACATTGCTACTATGTTGCATCTGACGGCACTCCGACCTTTAAGAATTATTACCCAGCGGATACGACTGCACTCGGAAGTGGCGCCATAGAAGCATATATCTATGACGACCCTAACCAAATGTTTGTAATACAAGCAGATGGTGCCTCAGCAGTAACTTGTGTAGGCAGAAATGCAGACACAGACGGTATTGGCGGTAGTACAACAACGGGCGTAAGCACTCGAGAGCTTGATTCAAGCACAATAAACACCACCCAAGCTTTACAGCTTAAGATTATGGGTGCGGTTCAAGATGATACTAACGGGGATCTCACAGCGAATAATGCAAATTTGGTTGTAATAATCAATGAGCACGCTTATAGAGGTCCTGTAGCTGGAACATAAGGAGTAAATAATGGCTATAAGTAGAGCGCAACTCGTAAAAGAATTGCTACCTGGCTTAAATGCTCTCTTTGGACTAGAGTACAGTCGCTATGACCAAGAACATGAAGCAATTTATGATACTGAGTCTAGTGACCGGGCTTTTGAAGAAGAGGTTATGCTCACTGGTTTCGATACAGCACCTGTTAAATCAGAAGGAGCCGGAGTGGCATTCGATCAAGCACAAGAAGCCTTTACGTCTAGATATACCCATGAAACGATTGCATTGGCATTCAGCATTACTGAAGAAGCTATCGAGGATAATCTTTATGACAAATTGTCAGCAAGATACACTCGTGCGCTCGCTAGAAGTATGTCGAACACCAAGCAAGTAAAAGCAGCCTCTGTCCTTAATAGGGCGTTCAATTCAAGTTATCCAGGCGGCGACACGAAAGAACTTTGCGCAACAGACCATCCAACTGTGGGTGGCGCTAATTTGCGTAACGAGCTTTCAACGTCTGCTGACCTTAATGAAACTTCATTAGAACAAGCATTAATCGACATTGCGGCCTTTACTGATGAGCGGGGACTAAAAGTTGCTCTCCAAGGAATGAGACTAATTCTTCCTAAAGAGCTTCAATTCACCGCTGATCGTTTAATGGAAACTCAAGGACGTGTGGGTACTTCTGATAATGATATTAACGCTATACGCAATATGGGCATGGTCCCAGAAGGCTATACCGTAAATCATTATCTTACTGATACAGATGCGTGGTTCATTAAGACTGATTGTCCGAACGGGTTCAAAATGTTTAACCGTTCACCAATCAAGACTTCAATGGAAGCGGATTTTGATACTGGTAATGTACGATACAAGGCTCGCGAAAGATATTCGTTTGGGTGGTCTGACCCCCGAGCAGTCTTTGGCAGCCCCGGAGCATAAGCAATAAGCTAAATTGGAAGTCGTAATACACTTTCTTACTCAGTATTACAGAGAAAGGGGCTTCGGCCCCTTTTTTCTTTCTTTTTGTATTTTTTCCAAGTAATATGTTTAGTGTACCTAGGGTTAACTTGTCCTATCGACTGACCTAGCAGACAAGCCAAGACAATAGGACTTATTTTTTCAGGAGAAAAAATTATGGCAAAATCAACCTTTTCAGGACCTGTAAGATCCCTCGCTGGATTTATTGGAGCAGGCTATAGCTCAGTTGTTAGTTTAACAGCTAACACGACCATAACGGTGGCTTCTCATGCCGGTAAGGTATTATTGTGCAATGATGCGGACGGGGTGTTTACACTTCCCAGCATTGTTGTTACAGAACCTACGGACAAAGGGGATCCAAACCAGTTATGTAATCTAGGAGCTCAATTCACTTTTATTGTCGTAACGGCAGCAACAGACATGGACATCACAACCGATGGTACAGATAAATATGTTGGAGGTACTTACACAGGAGTAACTGACGCAACAGGCAAAACCTTTATTTCTGGCGCAAGCAATGATGTTATAACTATGAACGGAACTACCAAAGGAGGACTTGCAGGAAGCATCGTAAGATGTACTGCAATAGCTTCTGCGAAGTATTCAATAGAAGGAATTATACTTGGTTCAGGGACTTTAGTAACACCGTTTGCTGACGCTTAATAGGAGAACCGTATGAGTTCATCAGATGTAAAAGCATCGGTGCCTTTGACAGCTACTGGACAGTTACAAGGAACTATCGGTAGTGGAGCAGGGACAGCAACAAATTTGGGGCCTATAAGGATCCAATCTGTTCAAGCTCAAGCAAGTGCTGCAGATGCTACTATAAAAGTATACGATGGTACAAGTGCTAGTAGCACTAAACTCCTAATGGAATTTAAATTTGGTAGTGCTGCAAATGAAGCATTTGATCATTATCTACCCAATAATGGAGTTAAGTTTTCTACAGGAGCCTATGTCGTATTAGCTAATTGTGACTTTTTCGTTGCATATCACTGTTAATAATGGCTACTTCGGGTACTAAAACATTCGCTTTAGACACGGGTGAAGTAATAGAAGAAGCGTACGAACTTGCTGGGCTAGAGGCTCGGACAGGTTATGATGCAGCAACGGCTAGACGATCTTTAAACATTATGTTTGCAGATTGGTCGAACCGAGGCATTAATATTTGGACGATTGCTCAAGTTAGTTTAACGCTAACAGAGAGCACGGCAAGTTATACGCTTAATTCTTATGATATTGATGTAATTGAGGCCGTTATACGAAGAACAGTAAGTGGAACTCAAACGGACTATCAGGTTAATAGGGTAGGGCGTATGGAATATTTGAATATTCCTAATAAAACAACGGAAGCTAGACCTACAGAATTTTTTGTCGATAGACAGACAACTCCGGTGCTTTATTTATGGCCAACACCCGACAATTCTACTGATATTTTTTTATCCTACAGGATTCAGCGTATAGACGATGTAACTGCTTCTGCCCAAGACCAAGAAGTACCTAGTCGGTTTATACCGCCAATGGTTTCTGGTCTAGCTTATTATATGGCTCTTAAAAAGAACCCAGAACGAGTTCCTATGTTGTCTCAAATATATGAACAAGACCTAAGAAGAGCTCAAGACGAAGATAGAGGAAGAGCAAGTCTTCATCTGGTGCCTAAGGCAACCTATTAATGGCTTATGCAAAAGGCACACATTCACTAGCGGTATGTGATCGTTGCGGTTGGTCGTACCCTTATCTTTCTATGATGGTTGAGTGGAACAACCTAAAGGTTTGTCCTGAATGTTATGAACCTAGACAACCTCAAGACACTCCAGCTAAACACACACAAGACCCTGAAACTTTATATCAACCTAGACC